CTGCGCGCCGACGGCACGGCCGCCGACTTTCAAGCCGCCCTCGCCGAAGAGGACGTGCTACGATTGGCCTGCGCGGGCATCACCCGGACCAGCCTCCCCCGCTTCACCCTGACCGGCTCGACCCGCACCGTGAGCGGCGACAACCGGACCCTGATCACCGTCCTGACGTGGACGGCCGCCCACACAATCCCGCTCCAGTAGGAGGCCGTCATGGCTGCAAGCGTCGTCATCAAGCACTTCACCGACGGATCGATCACCCTGAAGGACGGCACCGGAACCCCGGTGACCCTGACCGTCCCGTTCAGCGCGGGTGACCTGTCCCTGTCCGGGCTGGCGCAGGACGCGCTTGGCCGGGCGACCAACGCCTACGAGTCCCGTGGCACGCTCAACAGCCTGCGCCGCGGCGCCCGCGAGTACCCCACCGTCTCGTTCAGCGCGCACATGGCCGACCTGTCCGATGCGTCCGACCGCACCATCGTCGACTTCCTGCGCAAGAAGAACAGCTACAGCGCGAACATCTCGACCACCGCAACGACCGGCGACGTCTACACCGTCGACATCGTGCTGACCATCGAGGGCACCGACTTGGGCGACTCCGCCGACCACACGATCACGATGGAAGACGTGGACTGTCGGATCGACTTCAGCGAAGGTGAGCCGAACACCTTCACCATCAACGGCGCGGTCTACGGCACGATCACCCCGGCCTGAACGTCCGCGGCGCACCCACCCCGCCGGGCGCCCGCGGCCCGGCATCCCACACCCATCGGAGAGCCCCGATGTCCCTCCCTGCCACGATCACGCTTGGCGGCGCGTCCTACGCCGTCCACCCCCCGAAGAGCCCCGCGCGCGCCGCGGCGGTCCTGCAGTTGGGTGGCAAGGACACCCCCGCCCACGTCTCCCTCGCCGCCGCCCTTGGCCTCTGTGTGGATGCCCATGGGGTCGTGTGGAAGGGCAACCCGGCCGCCTTCGGTGAGGCGGTCTTCGATGCCCTGCAGGCCAAGCGCGTGGGCTTCACGGCGATCTGTCAGGCCGGCGGGGTGTGCATGGAGGCACTGGCCGGCGCTGTGCTCTTCGAGGACGAAGTGGCCGCCGAGGAGGGTTTTACCGCAGCCCCGTAGGCCGGATCGACTGGCAGACCCTCGAGATCTGCCGCCTATGGGGCCAGCCGCCCGCGTGGTGGGGCACACTCTCCCGCGAGGACCGGGTCAGTCTGACCGCGTGGTATCGGGTGCACTGCCAACCGCAGGCCCCGACCGCGCAGAAGATCCCGCACCACACACCCCCCGCGCGCAAGAGGTGACCGTGGCCCGCCCGATCAGAGCCCGCGCCGGCAAGGTGACCGTAGAGATCGACGCCGCCCTGTCGGCGCAGATCGACGCAATGGTCAAGGGCATGGCCCCCGCCGTGTCCGGCGCGCTGGACGACTACCTGAACGCCGCCGAGGCGTACGTCGCCCGGGAGTACCCCCGCCCGGGTGACAGCCGCTTCCCGACCGCCACGGGCAACAGCCGCGACGCGTTCGACTTCCTGCGCACCGTCGAAGAGCGCGCCGGCGGGACCATCCTCAGCGCATCGGTAGAGAACGACGCATCCAACTACGGCAAGATCAGCCGCCTGCGCAGCCGCCGGGTGGAGTTGCAGGCCAGCCTCGACCGCGGCGACAGCCTGACCCCCGAAGAGCTCCGCGAGCTACGGGTCATCGAAGCGCTCGAACGGCAGACCGGCCGCAAGGGCCTCGTGCCCTACGTGGTCTTCGTCCACCGCGGGCACTACTGGCAAACGATCAGGCGTATGCGCAAGGACGCCGAGCGGGCTATAGTCTCACAAGCCGCCGCAGAGCTGCGCCGGCTCGCCGGAGGGTAGCTGTGGGCGACGTAGCAACACTGACCCTGCGGGCGGACATCAGCGAGCTGCAGCGCAAGCTGCGCAGCATCCCCGATGACGCATCGGGCTCCGCGAAGCAGATGGCCGTCGCGGTGGAGAAGGCGTTCAAGCAGGCCACCGCCGCCAGCATCGCCGCCGCCAAGGCATCCGGCGCCGCGCAGGCATCAGCCGCCCGCGAGACCGAGCGCGCCGTGGCGAAGCTGGCCGAGTACGCCGCGGCCGGCGACCCCGTCGAACAGCTTACCCTCAAGTTCCAGCGGCAGGCCGCCGAGATCGAGCGGCTGGGCAAGCTGACCGGCAACACCGCGCAGGCCCAGAAGGCCCTCGCCAACGCATCGGCGGACTACAGCGCGTCCCTGTCGACCCTGACCGCCCCGGCAAAGCAGACCCTCGATGCCGTCGAAGAGGGCGCGACCAAGGCGGCCGGGTCGACGTGGAAGCTGCAACAGCAGACCATGTCCTTGCGCAAGAACGTCGGCGACTTCGCCAACAGCCTTCTGGCCGGCCAATCGCCGTTCACGGTCCTGCTGCAGCAAGGCCCGCAGTTGGCCGAGATCTTCGGCGAAGCGGAGGACGCGACCGAGCTCCTGCAGAACAGCTTCGGCGGTCTGATCACCAAAGCCAAGGCCGCGGGCGCCGTGCTCGCCGTCGCCGCCGTCGCAGTCGCCGCAGCGGTCACCGCCTACAGTGCGCTTGCCAACGCCACCGACGACAATGCCGACGGTAACAACAGGCTGATGGCCACGTTCGACCGGCTCACCGACTCGGTCAACACGTCATCCGATGCCATCAACAAGCAGACCGCCGCCCTCGCCGCGCTGAAAGTGTCGGCCGAAAAGCGGCGCGAGGACTTGCTTGTCGAGATCGGCGCGATGGACAAGCACGAGGTCGCCGCCAAGCGCGACCGCGAAGCGCTGGCCGAAGAGACCCGCGAAAAGATGCTGGCGATCACGGCCACCAAGGCCCGACTGGTCAGCGAAGAGCAGACGTTGAAGGCCGTCTATGCGAACCGGGACGCAAGCGTAGAGCAGCGCGTCGAAGCGCAGAACATGCTCAAGACCACGCGGGAGGCCATCCGCGCCGAAGACGCAAAGATCGCGCAGGCGCAGCAGGCGTACAACCAGCAGCTTGACGACATTGACAGCACCCGCCTCGCCCGGCAGGCACTTGACGATGTCGCCGCATCCGAGCGCAACGCCACCAGCGCCCGCAAAGACCGCACCGCCGCCACCAAGGACGCAGCCAAAGCGGAGCGCGACATCGCCGCCGCCTACGCTGACGTGCAGGGCGTGGTCGACGAGTTGGCCGCTGCGGGCGCCGACGCTGAGCGCAAGCTGGGCATCGAAGCCGCCGCGCGCATCAAGATCCTGACCGAGATCCAAGACAAGTACGCAGACCAGCCGGACCTCATCATGCGCGCCGCGTCGGCTGAAAGCGCCGTCCGTGAGCAGCTTTATTACGAGACGTTGGCCCTTCGTGACAAGGAGAACGCAGAGTACCTCGCCGCACGGCAGAAGGTCATCGCCGCTGAGCACGAAGCCTTCAAGAAGGCCGAGGCCGACCGGCAGCGCCTGCGCATGAACAACGCAGCGGACTTCGCCAACGCATCGTCCACCTTCGCAGGTGGTGTGTCCGAGCTGATGTATCACTTGGCCGAGCAGAACGAATACCACAACAAAGAGTTGGCCCGCAAGCAGTTCAAGCGCGCCAAGGCTCTCGGCATCGCTCAGGCCCTCATCAACGGCGGGGTCGCTGTGATGCGGGCATACGCGGAGTTGGGCCCCATCCTCGGCACCCTTGCCGCGGTGGGCATCGGCGCCATCACCGCCACGCAGGTCGGCGTAATCGCCAGCCAGAAGCCCGCATTCGACCGCGGCGGCATGATCCAAGGCGGCCGCATGGCCGACCAAGTACCCATCAACGCCCTGCCCGGTGAAGCGGTCCTCTCCCGTCAAGCCGTCCGCGCCGTCGGCGGGCAGAACGGCGTCGACGCGCTCAATCGCGGCGAGGGCCAGAACAGCGCCCCCATCGTGCTCCCCGTCTACAAGCACTTCGGCCGCTTTGTGCGGGACGAACTGGAGCGCAGCGGCGCCCTGCAACGTGCTACCTTCCGCGGGCGCCTCGTCGGCGCGCTGGGGTACTGAATGGCCACGACGACGACCCGCGCACAGCATCCCGCCCTCGTGGTCATGGACCCCCGCCTGGACGCCGCCACAGGCCCGTGGGCCGCGCACAGCAGCTACACCGAGGCATCACCCCGCGCCGGCATCCCAGAGCCCGCAGGCGCCTACCAGGGCAGCCTACGGGCCAAGGGGGAACAGACGGCCGCCTTCACCGCCCGCGTCCAGTCCGCCGGCTTGCCGTCGTCGCAGTCCGTCGCGGCGACCTTTGCCACGTCCCCGGACGGGTCGACCGGATGGGCGGGATGGGAGGGTCCGGGTAGCGTGGCCTTCTGGGACGCCGCGTCCTACAGCACCAGCACGTCGGACTACCTGACCCAGCCGCACGTCTGCGCTACCCCCACCGGGGCGCTTCTGGCCTGCGCCCGCAAAGGCACCGGCACCGGCTCCCTCGTCGTCTACCGCAAGGCCGCCGGCGCCGCGTCTTGGGGCAGCGAGATCAGCGTCAGCACCCGCGGCCTCGCCCCCTACGGCCCCTGCCTCGTGATGGTCGGCGACAGGGTCATGCTCTTCGTGGCGGTTGAGTCCCCGACCGGCAGCGTCGCCTACGTGTGGTCGCTCTACAGTGACGACGACGGCGCGACGTGGACCGAGGCCGCTGGCCCCGCCGGCGTGGACAGCACCACCGTTCAGGGCGTGACAGCCAACACCGTCCGGCGCCTGCGGGCCGCCTACGCCAACGGGCAGATCATCCTCTTCCTGCACACCCGCAGCGGCACCACGAACACCGTCTATCAGTGGGCATCCGATGACCTCGGGTGCTCCTTCTCGCGCGTCAGCACCCTGTCCGGCGAAGGCGGTGTCGACGTCGTCGCAGTCGGCGGGCAGTTCTTGGCCATCTTCGGGGCCTTCGCGGCGGGCGCCTACAGCACGAAGGTCCGGCGCTACGGGTCCGCGTTCCAGTCCTCCGCATCGTCGGTGATCGCCACGCTGGGCTCTTCGACCGGCTTGGGCTCCGCCTACCTCACCGACACCGGCGCAGGCACCGTCAGCCGGCACAACGGCTTTGGCCTCGCCGTCGACGAAGTCGGCACCATCTACGTCTTCGCGTCGCAGTACAGCCCCGACCCGGACACGAAGATCTACCGCGGGCAGGTCTTCGTGACCGAAGACCTCGGCGTGACGTGGATCCCCTGGGGCCAGGACGTCCAGTCTGCCAACGACCCGTCCGGCTACAGCTACAGCGCACGGTGGGTCAGCCCCAACAACGGGGATACCGGCGTCACTCCCGAGGCCGTGTTCGCCCATAGCCTCGCCGCCTGCGCCCACCGCGGCCGCTTCGTCATCGCCCACAACTGGAACGCCCCGACCGCCACCTACGGCAACAGCTTGGGCTTTGCCTACCTCGGCGGCCTGACCACCCAATGCCTGCCGCCCATCAACCGCGGGGCCCGCTACCAAGACCAAGCGTCGTGGGACTGGACGTGGTTGCCCTACGAAGAGCCGTCCGCGATCCCCAACAGCGTGACGTGGACCGAGACCGGCACGGCATCCTCGACCCTGTCCGCCCCCGGCCGTTTGAACCTCAGCGCGCCCTTGGCCTCCACCGCCTACGGAACCTTCGACGATCCGGTCGTCGCAGACCCGTCCGCCCGCGACACCACCGGCGACACGCTGATCTGCGAGGCCGCAATCGAAGCAGTCACCAATCCGGACACGACCACCGAGCGAATCGCCCTGCGCTGTCGCGTGGATGACGGCGTGTACGGCTATGAGGTCAGCATCCGCGTCAACACCGTCGCTGTCATCGTTTACGACAACGTCAGCAACACGCAGATTATGGCCTCGGCGACCTTGGCCACCGGCCCAAAGCACGTGCGCGTGGGTCTTGACGGGTCGACCGGGGCGGTTGCGGTATGGGTCCGCGGGTGGGCCGACGCCGAGATCCGCGAGTGGACGTTGCTCGACACGGCAACCCTGACCGACGACGGCGGCACCGTCGGCAATCACCGCATCCAGTTCGGTTCATTCGCGGGCGTGGCCGGCGCTGTGACCTCGCGCTGGTTCTTCATCGCGGTGTCCTTCGGCGACCGCGCCGGCTACAGCAATGTCGGCACGCAGGCCCATTGGGATAGCTTTGACCCGGCCCATCTCCCCGACATCCTCAAGGGCCGGCAGATCCCCGCCGCCCCGCGCTTCGCCTACGCCCGCAGCGGCGCCGCCCTGTCCGGCCTGCGCGGCCCCTATCTGACCGGGCAGACGTGGACCGTCACCCCCGATGCGGTCTTCAGCGCCGCCCGCATCCTGCCGCAGATCGCCCGCTCCCCGCGCTTGGGCTGGCGCTCTACTGGCGATAACGTCCAGCAGACCATCGCCATCCAACTGCAGTCGACCGGCGCCGACAGCGCCCCGACCGCCCCCGTGATGGCCCTGATCCTTCGCGGCATCAACTGGCGCACCGGTGCGATCCAAGCCCGCGTCGGCGGGACGTGGACGACGCAAGCGACGATTGACGCGGCAATCTCGTCCACCGCCATCGGCTTCACCCGCACCGGTGACGTGCTCACCCCGTCGACCTACGACGCTGCCCGGCCCTACTTCGCGACCGGCGAGCTCACCGGATGGACCGCGCAGTTCGGCAACATCAGCGGCGGCATCCTGATCGCGCAGCGCAAGATCCGGCACAACACCGAGGGCAAGCTTTCGACCGGCACCTACGGCGGCCCGGTCTGCCGCCTGACCCTGACCGGCGTCGCGGGCGCAGAGCAGACCAGCGGCACGATGCGCCTGTGGTCGCCGGACATCGCGGTCGTCTTCCCGTTCACCGCAAACGCCGACGGCTGGCGCATCCTGATCGACGCGCAGCAAACCGCCGACGACTACTACACTATCGGGCAGATGGTCCTTGGCCCCTTGCACCTCTTCGCGCAGCCGTACTCCTGGGGTCGCACACAGACCACCGAGCGCGGGTCTATCGTCGAAGTCCAGCCGGACCGGAGCACCTACCTCGCCCGCCCCGCGCCTGCGCGCCGCGTCATCCAGATGACCTGGGCGGATGGCGTGGATGAAACCCAGATGTGGGCCGCAAGCCCCGAGCCGGACTACCCGGACTACGACAGCGGCGACGCAAGCAACGCCAACGCCGCCACGCTGCACAGCCTCACCGGCCTGCTTAACGAGGCCGACGGACGCATGGTCGCGCTTCTGCCCAAGGTGACCCTGCCGATCACGACGACGCAGACGATCCACCGCCGCGCCGGCCTGATCGTCGGCACCGCGTCCGCGACCGACAGCCTCGATACGATCCAAGGCGAAGAACTCACCGACGAAGTCCACCGGTCCGGCAACCTCGTCATCACCGAGGAGGTCTGATGCCCCGCGCCGATGCTGAGATGGTTTGGCTTCTGGACCTTGACCTGCCCGGGGTGACCTTCCGCCTGTCGACGCAGCCAATCGTGCTCGACGACGACGGCGCGCCTGTCGAGTACGCGGGCGGTCTGTCAGACATTGACTTCGCCGAAGAGATCGACCTTCTGACTGTGCGCCCCGCGTCGCAGACCGTCGCGCTTGAGGCGCACATCACGCCGACCCCCGCCTACCTCGCCGCCCGCGGGATCGACCTGCGCGAAGCCGAAGCGGTCCTGTCCTACGTGCTGGCCACCCCGCCCCGCATCGGCGCCCCGCTGACCGGCACCTACGGCGCGCGCGTCTTCGTGGCCCGCGGCCGACTCGCGCAGCCCGCGTGGGGCGACCCGCAGCGTCCGGCGTCCTGGTTCGCCGCATCGCTTGAGGCCACCCCGTGGACGTCTCGGGTGCCGCTGCTCTCCCCGCAGGCCGTGATCACCGAGGGCGACTTCCCCACCGTCCGCGAGGATGCCGCCGGCTACCCCTTCCCCCTCGTGATCGGGCAGCCGGGCGCGTCCCTGATCGGTCTCTTCAGCACGCCCGCCTACCCGGTCAAGACGCTGGGCGGCCCCGTGTCTCAGCTCTTGGTCGCGGGCGACAGCGTCACCAGTCCAGGCGACGACGTGACCATCAGCGACGGCAGCGCGTCCGAAGCCTTTCCCGTTGAGTCCGGCGTCACCGACAGCGGCCTGCCCTACTACTATGTCAGCATCATCGGCGCCGCGACCATCAGCGACACGGCCGACGTCTTCGCCGTCGCGTGGTCCGAGGCGTCCGGTGCGGGCGGCGCATCCCGACCCGGCCGCCCGTCGACGGCCGGCGAGGCGATCCGCTACCTGTTGGCCCGCGCCGGTCTGCCGTTCGACACCGGCCGCAGCGCCCCGGCGATTGACAACCTGCGCGGCTACCGCTTCGACCTGTACCTCAATGACCCCGAAGTCACCGCGTGGGAGTACCTGTCGACGCAGGTCTTGCCCTACCTCCCCGTCACCCTTCGCGCCGGCCCCGAGGGCCTAATCCTGGGCTACCTCGACCCCAACGCCACCGCCGCGCAGGCCGCGGCCGACGGCAGCCCCGAGGCCGGATGGGTGCGACTGGATGCCGTGGTCTACGACGACGGCCCCGCCCCCGTGCGCCTGACCATCCAA